CGGGAAGGCCACCGGTGACGACTTGCTGCTGGAAGATGGGGACTCTCATCGCTTCCTCGTGGTGGTGCTGGCCGTGGCGAAGCCACTCACACGCTCGGTCGTGCGGGCGCCGAAGCCGATGAACTGATTGAGGGCATCGGCTTGGTACTCGCGCGTCAGCTGCTTCTTCTGGGCGTTGAGTCGGCGCGCCGATTCACGGAAGCCGAAGGCCTCGCGCGCGGCGTTGTTCTTCGCCAGCTGAGCGTCGAACTCCGACAGCATCGACGACGCTTCCTGGGCAGTCGCCGCCGTGCCCGTGGAGAGTTCGACGTTGCCGGCCACCAGCGCCTGTCGCGCCTCGGCTGCTGCCCGCGCTCCCTCCTGCCTGATGCGACTCGCCTGCACGCCACCTCGAGCGACGGCATCGACGGCGCGCGCTTCTTCGATGTACGCGGCGCGGCGCAGCTCCTCAGCGTTGGCGCTGAAGGCGTCCTGTTGCGACTTCGCGCGCATCGTCGACGAGACGAAGTCGAGGCCCGACTGGAAGAGGAAGAGGAACGGATTCACGGACGCCTCCAGACGACTGCGCAGAAGAGGTGCCCGAAGGGGCCCCAGGGCGCGGGTGGCGCCACCTCGAAGCCAAGACGAGCGAGCCACTCGAGGGCCGACGAGTAGCTGGCGTCGACGTGGTTCCGCAGCACCCGCCACGAGCGCGTCGCTGACAGGAAGCGCATCGCCAGCCTGTGCATCGTGACGGGGCGCAGCCGTGCATCAGGCGTCGTCAGCAGCCAGACGAGTCCTTCGCCGGGCGGCCCCTCGTCGACGATGCCGGCGAAGGCAACGGGCCGCCCCGACACGGCCCACGTGACTGCAACGGCCGAGGACAGCAGCGACTCTCGCAGAGCCTCGGTGTCGTCGCGCGCACCAGTCGCGCGGCACTCGAGCGAGTCTTCGCGGCGCAGCTGCACGCCGACGCAGTCGCCCAGTGTCATGGGGCGCACGTCAGCCACCGAAGTCCACCTCTCGCACCACCTCGAGCACGGCGAGAGGGAGTGGCGCCGTCTGGCGAATGAAGCAGCGGCCACCCCTGTCGTAGCCACCCTTCACCGGAATGACGATGAGCTGCGACTCGGGAATGGTGCCGGTGAAGCCCGATGCGGCCGTGCGCTGCGTCCACTCGACGAGGTTGTCCGACGACTGGCCCACCATCAGCCCGCGCGACTCGTCGACGCCGATGCCGACGCTGACGACGGTGCGCTGCTTCGTGCGTGACTCCGTCGAGACAACGTCGAGCAGCTCGAGCTCGGGCTGGTAGCGCAGGCCGATGAAGCCGACGACGTTCTGGAAGATGCCGCCGAAGATGCTGGGGCCGGGGTTGCTGTTCGCCTTGGCGAGCCGAAAGCCGTAGTCGGCGAGGTTCACCTTCCCGCTTCGCACCACCATCGGACCGACGGGGTTGTTGCTGGTGGCGCACAGCCACACCTCGCGCCCCTCGAGCGCGCTGTTGACGCTCAGTTCCGGCGACGTGCCCAGGCCCAGGTTGTGGTCGAACCGCGTGTGGCAGTCGAGGCAGGCGTCGTCTTCGGCGCCGGCACCACGGAGGCGGTTGGCGAAGCGCTCGATGGTGTAGGCCGCGCCGCGACGGCAGCAGACATAGACGACGTCTTCCTGCCCCTCAGGCACGACGGCCACCGACTCGTACCTGTCAGGCGTTGTGGCGGTGAGGCCGGGCGTCGTGTGGAGCGACCAGCCTGCAGCGCCGCCGGCGAAGCTGCAGGTGAGGAGTTGCCCATTCCGTCGAACGGCCCAGACGAGTCCGAAGGGGTGCTCCTGGTACGCCCAGTCGACGAGCTCCGACGCGTTGCTCGAGCCAGCCGCAAACAGGTGCTGCGCGTGCGTGCTGACGTCGGAGTACGTGAAGAGGCCAGCGGCGCTGCTCGAAGGCGACAGAGCAGCGACGCCCAGTCCCTTCGCCACGGCGTAGAGGGCCTGTCCCTGCACCACGAGAGGCCTCAGGAAGCTGCAGCCGCGCTCTGCGATGGGCGTGAAGCCCGTCAGCTCCGTTGGGTCGAGCGGCCCCGACTGGCTCCACACGCCGCCGTCGGAGAAGACGAGGAGGGCCTGCAGCGAGAGGAAGTGCCGCAGCGTCTCGCGAGTCTTCGATGCGAGCTCGACTTCGAGAGCCTGCCCCTTGATGGGCAAGTCCCACATGTCGAACTGCGTCTGGTTTCCCAGTGCGCTGGCCAGCATCGTCGCCGGTCGAAGCGAGAGGCCGCCCAGCAGGAGGCGCTGCTGGTGGTAGGCCACGGCGCGGGCTGAGTCCTGCACGAAGGCGCCGCTGAACTGGCGCACCTGCAGCGGGTTGCTGCCGAGCAGTGGTGGCACCTCGTAGTTGGGCGTGTCGCCCACGTCGACGAAGTCGAGATCGGCGGCCGACTCTCCGACGTAGCCCAGCAGGTTCCCGCGGCCGCGGTAGTAGATGTAGCGCTCCACCCTGTAGACGATGGAGCCCGCCCAGATGTCTGCCACGCCCGTCTGGCGCCTGACGGTGACTGGCTTGTCGGGTCCGAGTGAGACGCGGTTGGTGGCGAGTGTTGTCGTCGCCGACGAGCTGGGCAGCGCCGTGTCGACCTGCAGCGTCACTCGTTCGGCCGTCGTCTCGAAGACGCGCCCCTCGTTGGTGCGAATGACGGCGGAGACGTACCACTGCCATTCGCGGATCGGCGACGTCGCCGAGGGCGTGAAGAGGCTGCTGCCGGTCGTCACCAGCTTCGGGCGCGTCGTCCGGGCCTGCGTGGAGACGTCCTGCCACTGGGGTGCGATGGGCGTCGGCGGGGAGTTGCCGAACGCGACGGTGAAGGTGGTGAGTCCTGTGCGCGAGACGGTGATGGGCGGGTAGTTGAGGGCCGTGATGATCATCACGTCGTTCTGCTGAGCCCACGTCATCTGCCACAGCGCCTCACCGAAAATCGGGAAGGCCACCTCGCTGCCGACGAGCGCGCCATTCTTCCACGCGCGCATGAATCCGTTTTCCGAGAACTCGAGCAGGTAGCCCTCGGTGTCGGAGATGACGAAGGGCACCAGCCGACTGCGCGCCGCGCCAGAGGCACGGGTGAAGGCGAGGAACTTCGAGCCGGGCCGCGTGAAGGCCTGGCCGAGCTGCGTGAGGATGAAGTCGCGCAGCCGTCGGAGGCCTCGCGCGTACAGCGACGAGTCGGTGCGTCCCCACATGTACGGGGAGAGCTCGCCTGCAGAGAAGTTCGTCTGCCTGAGGGCCATGGCTCACTCCGTCGGAATGAGGAGGCGCCCACCACGCACGCGCGTCCACTCGGCGGGGGGCGGCTCGTCGGTTCGCCGCGAGCGCAGATCCGCAGCCACAGCCGCGTTCAGCGCCATGAAGGCCTTCTGCTCGAGCGACTTCGCCAGGGCAGGCTTCACGGCCATGCCTGAGGCGAGCTCGATGGCGAGTCGCGCCGCCACCGCTCTGACGAAGAGTGCCGGGAAACGCACCACCTCCGTCACCTTGCGCGTGAAGACGAGCTCGGGCGTCTTCGCGTCGGTGGCCAGCAGCAGCGCGTTGCCGGCGTCGTTCGCCTCCACTGAGAAGGGAATGTCACCCTGCGGAATGCGCGGGCGGCTGCCCGTCTCGATGTAGCGCTCTCCGCCCTCGAGCATGGCGCTGGGCAGGGCGTAGCAGTAGCCCCAGCCCGTTCGCGTCACGCCAGACAGGAGAGGCAAGGTGGCCCGGCCCGTCGCCCAGCTCCACCAGAAGGACGAGAGGCACTCGTCTCGAGCGACGGGGTAGGCCACGGAGCAGAGCGTCGCGGCCACCGAGTTCTCGTTGAGACTGCCGATGAAGTCACGCTGGCCGATGGCGATGAGAGCCAGGTTGCAAAGCTGCCCCTCGCTGTTGACGGCCGGCATGACTCACCTCGGTTACAGGCTCTGGTTCTGCACCAGCGTGAAGACGGGGGACTCGCCGCCCAGCTTCTCGGCGTTGGCGGCGCCATCGACGCGCACCCACGTGCGACCCGGCTTCTCGTCGGTGACGGTGATGATGTCGCCGGGCTGGTACGTCACGCCCTTGCGGTAGTGGCGCTCCGTGAGGCGGTACGTCGCCTCGCCCTTCACGATGCCGTCGTTCTTGCGCAGGCCCAGGACGGCCTCCTCCTGCTCGAGCGCCTCTTTCTTCTTGCGCAGCAGGGCTCGCTGCTCGAGCAACGCCACCTCCTTGGCCAGCGCCTCGACTTCGAGCGCGTCGACGGCCGCGGTCGGGCCAGCAGGCGGCGCGGTCGGAGCGACCTGCGTGACGGGCTGGGTGGGCTTGTTGTCCTTGCTCATTGCGTGCCTCTGGTGCTGCGAGTGAGTTGCGGGGGCTGGATTCGAACCAGCGTCTTCGGCTTATGAGGCCGCTGAGGGAACCGGGCTCCTCAACCCCGCAAAGACGACGCGAGCAGCTCGAAGCCACCCGCGTCGGGAAGCGTTACTGCGTGACGCTCGGGTTCGTCTGGCGCGCCTCGACGATGCCGGCGGTGACGCGGCCGGTGGTGTTGGTGCCGACGACGACGTAGCGCACGCCGAGGAAGCGCTGGTTGATGCCCACCGGGAGGTCGAGCTGCGCCTGGTAGCCGGGCCGCAGCGTCGCGACGGCGATGGCCGCCGTCTGCGAGTGAATCACCTGGCCGGTGGTGAGGTCGGTAGCAGTCGCGCTGACGATCTGGAACTGCACCGAAGTGCCGCCCGCGAACTGCTCCGTCACCGTGATGACCATCTTCGGGTGTTCAGCGCGGCCGACGTCGCGCACGGGCGTGTTGCCCAGCGAGTCGGTCTGCACCGGGCCGAGATCGATGGCGTCGGTGGAGACGATGTTGCCCGTGTTGATGAACTGCGCGTCGCTGACGAGGTTCTGCCGGTCGAGAATCATGAGTGCGTCTCCGTGAAGGTGAGGAAGGAGGCCGAGCCGACGGGTGCCGGCTCCGCCGAGGGCATCAGGTGATCGGGCTCTCAGTGGAGAGCAGCGCGTCGGTGCGACGCACGGGCACACCGCCGAACATCATGACGGGCTTGCCGGCGACGGTGTCGAAGGTGATGGTCGAGTTCTGCGACGTGTCCTGCGACTGCAGGCGGAGGAACTCGCGAACGCGCCGGTTGCAGTAGAAGACGGGCCGGCAGTTGTCGAGGTCCTGAATGCGCTCGGTCGCGCGAATCATGTCCTGAATCAGCAGCTTGCCGGTCGCGAGGAGGTTCGACGTGTCGACGTTGGCGATGCGGATGAGGTACCGCGCGTCCTTCACCACGAGGCCCGCGTCCCAGCTCCAGTCCGTGACGTAGGCACGGAAGCGGCGGCTGTTGGAGTCGAGCACCAGCTGCTCGCCCATGTCCTTGTACTGCAGGCCGCCCACCGAGCCCTTCGGGTAGATGCCGTAGACCGTCTCGTCACCCCAGCCGACGAGCCAGATGCTGTTCTGGTCGTTACCCGACGCGCCCGAGCCGCCGTTGAAGTTGATGATCTGGTTCGCGTACGGGTTGCCGGAGATGGCATCGAGACGCGGCGAGAGGCCCATCAGGCGCTCGGGGTTCACCTTCGTCGACGCGTAGAAGTACGCGGACTCGAGGGTGTTGTTCATCGCCTGGACGAAGGCCTTGTCCTCCGACGCGCGGAAGGCCATCTCGTCGCCGCCCAGCTTCGCCAGCTTCACGTCGACGACCGACTGGCCGTTCAGCATGCCGCACGTCTCGGTCACCTGGTCGGTGATGCTCTTGCTGGGTGCGACGCCTTCGTTCATGCGGCGCCAGCTGATCGGCGGGAGCGCGGTGCGGGTGGTGACGAGCTCACCCGTGGTGAGGTTGCCTTCCTTCCACACCATGTCCTGGAGCAACGGCGAGGAGAGCGAGAGCGCCTCGACGATCTTCGCGATGGCGCCTCCCGGGTCGCGACGCTTGAGGTTGTCGAGGAGGGTGAGGTTGCCGTCGTTGATGGTCGCCATGGTGTTTCACTTCCTTTCAGCGTGGAGGGTCAGGACTTCTTCGGGCCGTAGAGGAGCTGCCCGAGCGACTCGGGCTTCGGAGTCGCGCCGCCGCTCGAGAGCGTGCCGCGCACCGTGTCCTCGCCGAGGACGCGACCGATGCGGATGAAGGCGCGAACGACTTCGGGGTGATGCTCGAAGCCCGTGTCGGCCAGCACCTTCGCCAGCTCAGGAGAGCCGACGGTGCGCATGGCGAGCGTCGCCTGCGCCAGCGCGCGCTTCACGCCGCCCGACTTCTTCACCTCAGCATCGCTGTCGAGCGACTTCTGCCAGGTGTCGAGCTGCTCTCCCCACTTCGCCTCAGTCTCGGCCTGACGCTCGGCCAGCGCATCGACGAGCTTCTGGCCAACCTCGCCGTCGACGCCCAGCTTCTCCGCGAGCGCCGTGGCTTCGGCCTTGAACGAGTCGTCCGCCCCGTCGGGGAACTTCAGCTCGAGCTTCGGCTTGTCGCTGTCGCCCTTCTCCTCAGGCGCCTTCTCGTCAAAGGCAGCGCCGAGGCCGGTGCGCTCCGACTTCTTCGCCTCGGGCTTCTTGGCGTCGGGCTGCTTCGACTCGGGCTTCGACTCGGGCTTCGTCTCCGCCTTCGCATCGGCCTTCGCGTCCTGTTTCACCTCGGGAGGCGCGGCAGGCGGAGGCGCAGCGGGCGTCGTCTTCGTGTCAGCAGGGGCGGCAGGCGTCGACATGCCTGCGAAGGTAGAAGTGCGCGCGGACCCCGTTACCCGACGACGCGCTCATTCGCTTCGCGGTGCATCTGCACGTACGCGGCGCGGTGGTGCCGCTGCAGGTAGGCCATCAGCTCGAGGCCCACGCTTCGGCGGCCCTCGACGTAGGCCATCACGGCAGCCCTCTCGTCGAAGCTGGGGCCGAAGGTGCCCGCGCGATTCAGCAGGCCCCACACGAGACGTCGGCCTGTGGGCGTCGACATCTGCACACGCCAGTCGTCTTCGAGCTGCAGGCGCGCGAGCTCTTCGTTCTTCTTCGGCTCCACCTGCTCCTGCGCGTCGCCCGCATTCATCGCACGCCCATGTTCGTGAGAATGTCCTGCAACGCGTTGCCGCCCTCAGGCGACGTCGGCGACGTTGCGAGGTTCTTCGCCGTGACGCTGGCCTGCTGCGCAGCAGCCATCGCCTGAGCGGCCTGCTGCTGCTGCTGACGCTGCGCGCGGAGCACGTCGACTTCAGCGTCTGGCCGAATGATGCCGGGCTTCACGCCCATCATGTCGGCGTACTCGTCCACCGTCTGGTCGACGTCCAGCTTGTCGACGACGCTGTTGTTGACTGCAGCGAGGCTGGTGACGATGCCGACGACGCGCTCAATGCCCGCGGTGCCGAGCATCTTCTGCGCCTGCGCCATGACGCCGAGGTACTCGACGCGCATCACCTCGCCCACGAGCTCGGGCGGCGCTTCTGGCACCTGGCCGGAGCGGAAGAGAATGCCGAACGAGCGCGCGATGACTGGGTCGAGGAGCTCGTCGGCCAGCTTCTCGAGCACGGTCGCGAGCTGCAGCAGCTTCTCCTCACGCCGCTCGACGACTTCTCTCGCCGTCATCGTCCCGTCGCTCTGGCTGAGCATCAGCCACAGGTCCGCGTAGTACGCGCGGTTGATGCGCTCCTCGTGCCTGATGATTTCCGCGCCAGCCACCTGCACTGCAGCGGGAGCCACCTCGTGTGCGGGCTTGAATCCATCAGCGCCCGTCGTGCCGTCGATGAACGTCGTGTCACCGGGCAGCAAGGTGATTCGCGAGTTCATCAGCCGCGAGTCACCCACCATGGCCGGGTTGACCAACTTCTCCGCAGCCTGAGCCTTGCGCAGCTCGAGCACCTGCAGCGCGCGAGAGTCTCCGAGCGCGTCCATGCCGGGAGAGCCACCGTAGACGTCTTCGCCTGTCGTCTCCCACCTGGGAGCAAAGAAGGGCTTCTCGTGGTACCCCAGCACCTCGAGCAGCCCGTCGTCCTTCTCGGTGGAGTCGTACTCAATCCACGTCGACAGGTAGGCCTTCCCCTCGACGCCCATCGCCTGGCCGACTCGCACCGACTCGTTGCGCGAGATGC